TCAAGTACTAAATCACCTGTACCATCTGGTGTAATTGTAATATTGCCATTTGTGTCAGTTGATGTAATAGCATTGCCGTTAATATTGACATTATCAACATCTAGATCACCAGTAATATCCATAGCGGCGGTTAATGCTAATATAGTACCATTGAATGTAAAGTTTGCGTCATCTTCCAATGCACCACTTGTGCCTGCAATAACAACTCTATTGTCAGTCAAATCACTAACAATTGCACTATTGACTGTTAAGTTAGTGCCATCATACGTGAAGTTTGTGTCATCTTCCAACACACCACTTGCGCCTGCAATAACAACACGATTGTTTGTTAGGTTAGCATTTAAAATACTACCAACATCAAGTGTTCCTTTGGTTCCTGCCACAACTTCACTTGTGATTGTAGCAACTGGAACAAATGTCCAGTTACCTGTGGAATCGTCAAATCCCCAGAAAGCAGTCCTTTCTTCACTGCCTGTGTGATACTTGGCAGACATACCTCTATCTTTGTTGTCGTCTGCTGATAGGGCCGCACCACCTGCCGCACCACCAATCTGGAAGATTGGATCAACAACTTGTGTTGTCACGGAGTCAACTGTTGTAGTAGTACCTTCAACAGTTAAGTTACCAGTAATAACAGCGTTTCCGCCAACATGTAAGTTTTCAGCAACACCCATGCCGCCGTCAACTACTAAAGCACCAAGTCCTGAGCCTGATGAACCTGTTGTTCCGTTAACGTTAACAATTGTAGATGTGCCGCCAAGGTCGATTGTACCTGTACCATTTGGAGCAACTGATATTATGCCGTTTGTGTCAGTACTGGTGATTGCGTTACCATTAATGTTAATGTTATCAACATCTAGGTCGCCAGTAATATCCATTGCGGCTGTTAGTGCTAATATAGTACCATTGAATGTAAAGTTTGCGTCATCTTCAAGTGCTCCTGAAGTGCCTGCAATAACAACTCTATTGTCAGTTAAATCACTAACAACTGCACTATTGACTGTTAAGTTAGTGCCATCATACGTGAAGTTTGCGCTATCTTCAAGTGCACCACTTGTGCCTGCAATAACAACACGGTTATCGGTCAAGTCACTGACTGTAGCAGTTGCAATAACAACTTCACCTGATCCATGTGGAGTAAGTTCAATATCACCGTTTGATACGGACACAATTGCTTGTCCATTAACATCTAACGAACCACCTAGTTGAGGTGTTGTATCATCTACAACAACTGAGGCTGAATCAGTCCAACTTAGTTGAGCACTACCGTCTGTTGTAAGAACATATCCTGCTGTACCATCTGCTTGTGGGAATTTTAATCCGTCAAGTACTAAATCACCTGTACCATCTGGTGTAATTGTAATATTGCCATTTGTGTCAGTTGATGTAATAGCATTGCCATTAACTGCAATATTGTCAACTGCTAAATCACCAGTAACATTCAAGCCACCAGTAAGATTTAAGTCTGTACCATCCCAAGTAAAGTTTGCATCATCTTCCAATGCACCACTTGTGCCTGCAATAACAACTCTATTGTCAGTCAAATCACTAACAATTGCACTATTGACTGTTAAGTTAGTGCCATCATACGTGAAGGTTGCGCTATCTTCAAGTGCTCCTGAAGTACCAGCAATAACAACTCTATTGTCAGTCAAATCAGTAACAACTGCACTATTGACTGTTAAGTTAGTGCCATCATACGTGAAGTTTGTGTCATCTTCAAGTGCACCACTTGTGCCTGCAATAACAACTCTGTTATCTGTCAAGTCACTGACTGTAGCAGTTGCAATAACAACTTCACCACTGCCGTTTGGTGTTAGGTTAATTGCACCGTTTGTATCTGTACTACTCATTGTGTTACCGTCGATCTGAATGTTATCAATATCGAGCGTACCGGTTACGTCAAGTGCGCTTGCAGTAAGTGTCCCTGCCTGTAAGTTTGCGTAACTTGTTAGTGTAACGTTACCTGCCGTTAAACCTGCTTCACTTGCTGTGACAGCTACGACAAACTGGTCTGCTGACTCGTCCCATAATATGGCAACGTTGTTGTCGTCTCCCCTTTCAACAACGATACCTGCATCAACTGTGCCTGATCCAGTTGCTCCTTTTGAAAGCAATAGAATTGGATCTGCCACTGTTGTGTTAGTTGAATCAACTGTTGTTGTGGTCCCGTTAACTATTAAGTTGCCAGTAACTGTTAGATTCGAACCATATGTTAAGTTGTTTTCTAATTTTCCTGCGGTAATTGCTAAATCTGCAAGTTTTGCAGATTCGACTGCTGAATCAGAAATCTGATTCGCTTTAATTCTTGTAACAGCCATTTGTTTCTCCCTAATTTTTAGCTAAAAATTCAATCTACCTCATCTGAGTATAGATAGTAATATTATTTACCAAAAAAGTCCAAAATGGTTCGACGTTGCCAATTTAGCAAATAGCGTATTATTATGGGAGAATAATTATTTTAGGTTAAGTAAGAGCATTGCACTCTTCACATCAGTATTTAGTTAATTAGTGAAAATTTACCCAAACACCGTTTGCATACCCCTGAAATTTGTTATCAGACGTATTGTAAATTACCCATCCGTTTGCAGGACTCAGTGCGTTCCTAGCAGTAGTGGTCATGTTAGCGACTCTTACTGCTGTTGCAAATGCAGTAACAGTATCGGTCATTGTTGCGACTTCTGTGCCAGCGGCATCAAAACGTATTGTATCCCCGTCTGCTGTTTCTTCAGTCTGTATTTTTGTGTCATTGTCTGCATCTTTAATAACACTACCTGGACTATAAGCAGTACTAAGATATCGTACTTCAATAACGTCGCCTGACCGGGGTGCTTCTGTGTATGTTAGTGTGGTTCCTGATATTGAAAATGCTGTCGTTGCTACTTGCACAACACCATTGTGTGTTATAAGCACATCGTTAGTTGTTGTTGATGCACTCAGTGTAAAAACTACTGTACTGCTGTCACCAGCAAAAGTATCTAACGTATGACTACCTGTGGCAGGGGCCAAGTCTTGCCAATCACTGCCATCGTAGTATTCTAAATAACCAGTAGAAGTATTAACACGTATATCACCTGTACTACCACTTGGTCGCTGTGCAGTAGTCCCTGAGGGCACAGTTAATGCATTAGTGCCATTGATTATAACTTGACCAGTTCCGTTAGGATCTAAACCTATATCGGAGTTTGTTACAGCACTAGTTAAAGTTGTTTGTGGTGACCCACTTGTGGTGAAGTCACCAAAGTCAGTTGCGTTCAGCCCAGTGCCTATGTTTCCTATATATCTTCCGCCACTTATGTAAACACTCTTGCCTGAAAAACTAATGCCGTTGGGTAAGTTATCACCAATAAAGTGCAGTACGCCAGACTGATAATCGAAGAACCATTCGTCATCATTGCCTGAACCAGTTGCAAATACTTGGTCGCCGCCTGATGCTCCTGCGGCATCACTAGCAGTATGAATATAAATTTTTGCTTGATACGTTGACCCAAACTCCGGGCTAATCCAATTAATTAATCCTGTTTTCCAAGTTCTATTGGCAGTAGATGTGCCATCAAGAGTACACTCACTCGGTGCGCTTGTTGGGTATACTGTAACTACGCTTGAGCTACTACCTGGCAATGTGGCGGGAATATTTCCACTTTGCGACCACATTGTATCAAACCGCATTAACAGCGGGCTGGCTATCGCTTCGTTTGGTGCTTTTTTGTTAGCGTTTGTGTCTGATTTAGTTGCTGAGTAACCTAGTTTCTTCCACAAGTAATCAACTTTTTGTGTATCTGATATAGCCATTAGCTTGCCACTCCTACGCTGAGTGCTGTGACACTTTGACCACTTGTTAATGCTATTCTTACCAACACAACATTGCCTGTTGCGTTCGTGCCGTTCTCACTACCAAGTGTCATTGTATAACCACCACTAAGTGACGTGCTGGCAGCAATTCTATCGCCAGATGTAAACGCACATCCATTAGATCCATTACCACCACTGCCTGTGTTAGAGCCCGGTACACCTGAGCCGCCATACGTTGTACTTGCGTCTAGCCAGCCGTTAATCCCTGACGCTGAATCAATACCAGTACCCGGTGCCGCTATCCATAACCCTGCAATGCTTGCACTTGTTATGTTAATGTCAAAGTTTGCCATTGTGGTACGTCTAAATGCAAATGTAAAGTATTGTGTTCCGGTGTCACTGCTTCTGTCTGGGCCTACTGGAAGATATCCTGAACTATAATCTGTAACATCATACTTCAAAACACCTAATCTAATAGTTGCTTCTTTTGTGCCTTCAACACCAAGGTCGCTTGCTTCTGTGTAAGGACTGTTTGTGTAGAAATTGGTTGAGCCAGTGTAACTTGGGTTGTCTGTTGTAGCGGCACTAAAATCGAATACCCTAACACCATCATCGTCAAATCCTGCTCCTAAATCGTCAGACACTGCAACAGCAATCTCACTGATACCACTTTGTGCTGACTTGTGTACTTGTACGTTGGTTGTGTTTGCACTGTAACTACCTACACCATTACAGTTCCTCGCACGTACCTGAACTCTGTCTATTGTTCTTACTGAACTGGCTGTAATAGGAATAGTTAAGTTACCTATTGTGTATGCTCCGCCAACCCCTGTGTCTGTAACTGGTATACCGACCGACAACATAGTACTTGCGCCATCTATATTGCTATAGCTGTAATCAGTATCGGTTGTTCCTGCACTTGATGTGCCTTCTTGATTTGATGCAGAATCTACTTCAACAGGATTAGACACATCCGAATATGCTTGTCCTGTCAGGTTGCTTATTTGTACACTGCTCAAAACAACTGTTGGCGATCCTGAATTGTAATATGGAATACCCGAAATATATCGTTTAGTTCCACCTGTGCCTTCAATTAGCGTACCTGCGGACACTATACTTGGTACACTTGTAATATCATCATATACAACACTTACATAATTTGTATTACCTGTTGCACTGTGTTCAAGTCTCTGATCATTAACACCCACAGTATAACTGCTAAGTGCTTGTGTAATTTTAGCGTCAAATGTTTGATAGAATCCTGTTGGATACGTACTTGAGCTGATGCTATCGTGTGCATCAAGTTGTCCACTAACAACAAGACTTGTAAACGTTCCATTTTCTCCTGTTGATGTGCTAAATGCTTTGCTGCCTGTAGTAACACCGTTAATACTAGCACTTAGTGTTCCTGATGCTCCGTTATAAGCATTGTCTACAACACTTGTATCAATAGTACCTGAGGTGTACCTTCTTGCTGTGGTAGTTTGCAGACTTGCACCTGCACTTAGAGGATTTGAATCACTGTTGTCTGTAAAGGAAGCACATAGTTTTGGACTTGTTCCTTGTACACTGTCAGACAGTGTGATTGACTTTGTGCTTAAATTAGCCGGTGTTGAAGGCACAGCGTTTAATGTAAATGTTATACTACTATCAGTATCTGTTTGTAACGTAATGTCTGGTTGGCCATTTGCAGTAAAACTTAAATTATAGTTGTCTGTTGATTCGCCTGCATAGTTATGATCTAATGTTGCTCCTATACTACCTGACGCTGATCCATCTTCTGTGACGGTATCGTTTGTGCCACCGTCTGCCCAATCGTATTCATAATCATCACCATTTTGTGATGTATTAGTTGCACGTACTAGCGCACGATTGTTGCCACTTAAATCTGTAAAGTCATACAAGTCATACTGGTTGTCACCATTTCTATCACTAATTGTTACTGCTGTTGCCGCAATGTTTGCTCTAACATCTGGCTCTACGTGTACCGTAAATGTTGAACTAATAAACGGTGAACTAGTATGGTTGCTAATAACTCTTAGGTTACCAGTAAAGTCCTGCGCTGTTCCATCTGCTTGGTCACCTGAGCTTAACGCAAATGTGTGGCTAATTGTGCCACCAGTATCTCCGCTACTTCCTGATCCAACGTTTACTGTATTATCGGATGTGCCGTCACCCCATTGATACTGGTATTGGATACCATATGTTGCAAAACTACCAATTGAGCTTTCTGTATTATTAGTAAACGTAATTGGTAATCCACTTGTTCCTTCTTCGTTAACGCCCGTAGATGCACTTAACGACACTGTTGGGGTATGTGTGTCATAAATTTTATGAGCAGTATTGTCACTTGTTGGTACAGATGCAGGCAATGCCGTGCTGTGACTATCCAATGTAAGTGTTACTGTTCTTGTTTGTTCTTGTTCTGTGCTGGCAGTAAATGTATGTGCTATTCTGGCGCCGCCTACTCCACCTGCAGATGCATCGCTCGATACTACATCGTCACTACTACCGTCGCCCCAGTCCCAAGTATACTGAACTGTTGCACCACTTGTGTTTGTGGTTGTATTTTCAAAGTAAACTGTGTCGCCATCGTCCCATTGTGTAATAGCACTCCCACCTGAGCTTGCTGTATAGGCCGCAAAAGTTACAACAGGATCTGCTGTGTATATAATAATGTATGATGTACGTGTCTTACTTGTTTCGCTACAAGTACCACTACCACCATTATTATATGCTCTAACAGTAATATCGAATGGTGATCCTGAATTAGTAGCATAAGTGTGCGTTGGCGTTGAATCAGTTTGGTTTGAGTCGGTATCGCCATCGCCCCAGGTAATGTCATACCTATTAGGATTCCCGGCAGTAATAATAGTTAGCGTAACTGATGTACCAGCACCACCTGATGTTACATCAGCAGTAAAGTCCATGTTAGCAACGGCTGTGTTGTTAATAATATTAAGCATACACTCGTTGGTGTCATCATGTGCATTAGACAACAATGTAGATTCTGACCAAGTGTTAATTGCTCCATCAGACCATGAGCTATCTTCTGGAATGCCCAAATTTATAGTCAGACCGTCTGAACTAATAGATGTCCAGGTTAAGTTGCCGCTACCATCAGTTGTTAAAACTTGTCCATTGGATCCGCCTGTTACTGAAATATTACTATTAGATCCCAAGTCTAAAGCACCGCTTGTGCTTCGTATCTGACTGCCTTCTATAGTAACGTTATCGACTTGTAGGCTTTTGGTAGGACTTGCTTCATTAATACCAATGCGATTGTTAGTAACATCTAGGTATAATAAATCAGTGTCTACTGCAATATCCACACCTAAACGTTCTAGGTTAGATTTTAGCATGGCTCCTGATATTCTGCCAATTGCCATGTTTTATCCTTTACGCACTAGTACTATTGTAACCGTGCTGTACTATAATTGTATGCGTATCTGGTGGAGGACTCGTAAATGTAAGTGTGGTCCCACTTATTGTGTAAGCAACATCTGGGTTTTGGTGAACATTACCAACATGCACAATAATATCTTGCTCGTTTGCAACACTAATTGACATCGTGTATGCTGTGGTGGAACCGTCACCGGTAAATGTGTCTTTTGTGATAGTCACTAAGCCAACTACACCAAGTGTCGCCCATGCACTGTTAACATACATCTCCATCACGTTAGCTGTTGTATTGTAGCGTAACTGTCCGTTTATTGGCGCTGTAGGTCGATCAGCTGATGTTCCTACCGGTATCCTAATCGCACCAGCACCAGCACCAGCAACTTCAGGATTCTTTACGTATTTTCCTGGTTTAGCCATTATACGCTCACATAACTTACTGTTGCAGTTATAGCCGAGCCTGCGTCAGCAATGGCAATAACTTTGTCGCCATTATCAAGAATTATCCTGTCACCAGATAATATATATGTGTCGGATGCAGTAATTGCAACATCTTTAATAATAATAGTAGTATTATCGGCACTGTCTCCGCTAGGTACTACGTATAAAGATATAGTCCTACCTGCACCGCTATAGTTACAAAAATACATGGTTATAGCACAAGTCTCTCCGGTTGAGGTGTAAATGTCTGTATTGGTAGCACCTACTGCTGTATTTTCTATTGCCATTCTATGTTCCTATTAAAAAATTAATCCGTATAATCTAGCTCTCTTATTTGAGGCTACTTCGTCTGTTCTTGTAGCGTTTGCTACATATAATCCTGTTTGCCCTGCACCCGGATTCTTTGCATAAACAAAAGTATGTGTTGCTACTGCTGAGGGATCGCTCCCTACTTCCAATAATTTTAGTTCACTTGCTACTTCCAGTTTACCAGTGCCATTAGGATCAATAACGACATCCTCGTTGGATCTTGAACTAGTAATATTAAAACCGTTAATGTCTAAATTACCGCCTAGTTGGGGCGTTGTGTCTTCAACAACGCTGGCAATACCTGCACCGCCTACCGTAAGAACAGTGGCTAATGATCCTGTTCCGTTATCAACTTGCCAGGTGTCCGATGTTTCATCAAAAACAAATTTAGCGTTTGTTAAAGATCCTCGTTCAACTTCAATACCACTTGTTCCAGCAGTAACGCCCGCACCAGCCTCGCCACTATTAAGCGTAATTGTGTTATCTGATACTTCTGTGTTAGTTGTTTCAACAGATGTAGTTGTTCCCGTAACTGTTAGGTTACCGTTAACCGTAACTGTGTGTGTCGTAATAATAACATTATCAGTACTTACATCTACTGAACTTATATGGTAATCACCGGAAACTCGTTTGGTTGTGGACATTCTTTTTCTACCTATTTCAATGTATTTAGTACAGTTTTAAAGTCAGTTGTAGACATGTGTTGCAGGTTTTTTAAAGGACCAAGCTCTGGTGGCTCATATCCAGACTCTGAAATTACCCTAACAAACCTTGTATTTTTAAACTCTGTAGCTGTTTGATGTATCTGTTTTAACCAGTTACCGTAAAATGTTGCTCGCTCTTCCGATCTTTTATAGTGGTCAGTGCCTGCATATACATTATTAAACTTGGTATTGCTGTCAAGCCCTGCTAAATCAAATCCAATCATATACAAATAACTGTGCTTTGCGTGGGCGGCATAACTTAGTGCAACTTGTCCACTTGACCATCCATAATTGTATTCTATAGGTTTCGCTCCTGATCCTTCTTGTGGTCTTCTGGTATAGAATCTATTTGTGTTAGCATATCCTGATTCTTGTATTTCTTTAGCAATACCGTTATCAGTTGCTATCAGTACGTCAGGAACAAAGTCCCGGTATAGTGCATTACAGCCGTAGGTCATGCCTCGACCTCGTAGTGTATTAAGGTCTACATCTAGTCTGCTACGTCCGTTTCCGATAATAAATGCTATTGGTGTCATAAAAAAAGGCTACACTGTAATTATCACTGTAGCCTTTACTGTTAAAAAAATATTAACTGTTCGGTACTGAAACACTTACATTTGCTTCTGGTCCTGATGCGACTAATAAAGCCTTATCACCAACTGCAAATTGTGATCCTGTTCCAAGATTGCCTACATGAAAATGACGTCCTGTAATTTTACTTGCAAAGTAAGTACCACCGGCACTATCTGTACCAGTAATCTGACATTGTCCTTGTGCTAATGAACCATGCACTACTGATGTTAATTGCAGAGACTCGGTTCCATCACTATTTGTACAACGGAATTTCTTTGTTCCTTTTTGTAGAACTAGTGTTGTGTCTTGAACACTACCGCCTGTAATGTATGCTTTCATAACTATTTGATTGCCACTTAGAGCATTTGAACCAATTGGTAATGCTGTTGATGCTGATGCTACTTTAAGATTGCCGCCAACTGATTCGGCAGTTTTAATAGGTCTTCCCATTTGTTTTCTCCTTGTTAAGAAGTCCAATGCGAGTTCTAGTCGCTACGCTGTGGGAACAGCATAAGTCAGTTTGGACAGGAAAAATTTTCCTGTTTACCTAACTACTGAACAGTAGTATTTATAGATTATGAAGCCATAAGAAAGGGATCAAATTTCGATCCCTTAAATTGATGCTTACTTATTAGTAGTGTACAAATGCACGTAACAGAAACAATTTAAGCATACAAGCCTTATGATAGTCTTGTTGTGCATGAGCTCTACAATATCGAGTCCACAATGTCATGTCAACACCCTCCTTCTTACAGTTAGGTGCGTTCCTTCGGTAACCATTACCTACTTCCGTCTCTTTCGAGATGAACGATGATAATGCGTTCCTTCGACTAATAGTAAAGTCTACTTCCGGGCTATTGCCTGAACGTATATATATTTATACAGTAAGTCGGGAGTTAAGTCAAGTTATTTTGACTTACAGTTGTCACTGTGTCTATTGTACCAACCAAGTGAGATCTGCCTGTCACAATGTTGACAATAACGTTTCTCTCTGGGCTGTCCACGCAATAATTCTGCTTTTTTAGCGATGGTTTCTGCTGACTGCTTCTTTTAGCCACAAAAAAGGGGCCTTGCGACCCCTTCCTTGTATCCCATTCCGAACAGGAATTTTTTGTTGCGTTTTGACTTCTACAATTATGAGAAGGACAAATTGCTTATGGCAATTTCACCCAGATAATCGCCGGCGTTACCGAGCGATGAAGCGGAATTTGTGAGCTCTACGTATCCGTAGCGAGTCATAAAGCCAACTACTGGCTCAAACGTTGCTGGATCAAGAACAACTCCACTGCTCATTAATGGAATATATGGGCAATAGAAAGCCGCGGCATCTGCCTCGCTTGAACCCTTATAACCAACTAGAACTGCGGTTGAGTCACTTGCATAGCTATCAACATAAACTTTCATTGCGCCATTTAGTGTACCAACAAACTTAGTGTTTGTAGGTGCTTCAAATGTGCCTTCAGTTGTCCGTGCGAAAGCTGATGTTGTTGCACTCTGTAAAACTGTTAGTGCGGCTGGGGAAACAACTGCCCAGTTACCTGCACCACGTCTTGTTCTTTGTGCAATCTTGTTTGCTGTTCTGTTGATAAGAACTGCCAATGCGGCATGCTCGTCACCAACGTAAGTAGCTGTACCAGATACTGCTGCCTGGTTGTATGTTTCTTCAGTTGCCGCAAGGCTACGTAAAGAACCAAGTACTTCCTGGTCAATTTCAACAGTGATCTCTTGAGCTAATGCAGCCATAATCTCTGCTTCAACATCTAAACCGTGCATTGACTGTGCGTCTTGTGCGGCTTCAAATGTCCAACGAGCTGATAGCTTACGTGTTTTAGCTTCAACAACTTGCTTTAAGATCTGAACGTTGATCTTACGTCCTGGTGAACCTTCAAATGATGCTGTGCTGTCTGCACGACCAGTTGATGTTGAACCAGAGTATGCTGTGGCAATTTTGAATGGTGAAAGTGCTTCGTCACCTGATGTTGTGTTTGTATTAAACGGTGCACTTGCTGTAGATGTTGCTGTTTCAGCGTAACGCACACGTAATGTGTGAATCTGTGCAACTGGACCAGTCATTGGCTGTACTCCAACAATTTCGTTGGCAATAACAGTTGGCATAACTCGTCTAATTACGGGAAGAATAACTCGGTTAAGAGTTGCAACGTTACCACTAGTTGTTGCACCGCCAGTGGCGGATTCTGCTAAGTGCTTTCTTGTGTTTTCCAATATGGAAGACATTGTTGTACGGCGGGAACCTTGTAAACCTTCTAACAGAGCTTCTTTGGTCTCACCCCAACGGCCTTCTAGTAAATTATCTGACATTTCAGTTTTCTCCTAATAATAATTTATTAATTTATAGCCCTGCTAAACGCTTTAGTTGGATGATATTAGTGCCATCTTCCTTAACAACGTCTTTTGCAGTGATTTTATCACCAGTTACTACTTTTTTGTTCTCTGAAAGAACGTGCTTTGCGGCGTGTTCGATCTTGGAATTATTAAGTACTGCTGGCAAATACTTGTCAAATGCAGATCCAAGTTTATCGGTCTGCACTGATTCGAGCAAGTCACGCATTACCGTGGCTTTCTCTTTGTTTAATGTACTAAGTAATCCATTGAGTGTTTCTTTTCTCTCACTAGATTCCTTAATGACTTTAATTTCGCTCTTTGTAGATTCAACTAATTTCTTAGCTTCCTCTTGTGATTGTGTAGCTTCTGCAAGTTTCACATCCTTCTGAGCAATAATGCTCATAAGTTTTTTAATCTCCTGATTCTCATTTAAGTGAGTACCAGCAAATTCGCCTGCAAATGCTTCAAACAATCTACGCCCAAACATATTCTCACGAGCTGTTTGGATGTCTTCTTTGAGTTGAGTTAACTCAGACTCTAGATTTGTAGCAACTGTTTCTTTAACTAATGCGGAAGATCTAGCAACGAATTTAGTCTTAAGTTCATCTAACTTTTCCTTCGCTCGAGTAACAAGTCTGACCTTTGTTTCCACAATGGCTTTCTTGTCCTGTTCGAATTCTTTAAGTTCCTCAGCAAGTTGACGAATAACGAACTGCTCAACTTTGGCCATTGTACCAGCCATTGTCTTGCGGTCTTCACGTAACTCTTTGAGTTCATCGGTTAGTTTACCAACTAAGAAGCCTTTAAACTTATCTGCTGTTTCAGACATCTTTGTGTTGTACTTAACTCTATCTTCTGCTAATCTCTTCTTGTCTTCAGCGAATTCCTGAAGTTCTTTAGATAAAGACTCGTTGACCATTTTGTCTAAAGCCTCAACCATGACGGATTTGTCATGTTCATAGCGTTGCGAAAACTCTTCACGGAGTTCAGAACGAACAATTTCTTTAGCTTCAGAAAGTTTTGCTTCCCACGCCTCATTAATTGCTATCTCTGTTTCTTCGTTAATAATTCCGCTATCTAGCAATGGTTTGATTGCTTCTAACATACGGATCTCCTAAATTTTTAAGTTCTTAATTAAGCGTGTTACTTGCTCTTTTAAGTACTTCTGTACTTTTTGATTTGCACCGGCATCAGCTGCCATTTCGAGAACCTTGTGTCCGCCCCTCATATTCATCAACCCTTCATACACAGTTGTTGGATATGCGTTAGGAGCACTTGGTTGTGCAACTACATCTACTGTTACAATTTCAAAACCGCTAACGTCTCCTGATGATTCTGAGACCTGACCACTGCCTCTAGAACTTACACCAAGTTTGACGCCCGATTCTAACATAGTTTTTACTAATTGTCCCATTGGGGTTGGTAATAATTTTAATTTACCAAAACCATTAGGTCCGTCCATCCACATTTCAGTAATCATGTGGCTAACACGATCTAAGTTAATTTTCAAATCATCTGGATGGTCAACTTCGCCTAAAACGGAGTAACCACCCTTAATTTGTTCATTGACAGTACTGACTGCATTAGAGATTTCTGAAACAGGATAAATTCGTTTATTTTCATTCTTAACACCACCCTGAATGAAAATACCTTTCATAAACATATCTTTACCATCGTCAGAGCCTTCTGTTACCATACGGGCCGCATCAAATGTTAAATGTTCTTTAAGTAATGTCATTGTTTATCCTTAGTTAACTCTAATTACTCACCTGTCTTAGCGGCAGGTGCTCTTTCTAAAGGTGCTTTGCCACCAGCGGTATTCTTGTAAGACTTACCTGGTGCGACCTTAGGAGTAGAACCACCGTTTTCTTCACCGGTAGGATCAACTGCTTTACCGCCCATGTCGTTCTTACGAGCAACTGGTGATGTGACAGCTTCTGAATTATTAGCAGGCTGAGCAACTTTATCAACATATTCTCTAACAACTTCATGTTCTTCTACTGACTCTTCTTGGTCGCCCATGTTACCCATATCCAGTTCCATGTCCATTTCAGGCTCTTTGTCGCCGTCATCGTCCAACATGGCATCAAATTCAGCTTTGAGTTGGTCTAATGCGTCTTCAAGATCCATAACTCGATCTTCAATTTCTGGCTCTGACTCTTCTGACTCTTCTGACTCTTCTTCGTCGTCCATGTCCATCTCGTCGTCTTCTTCACTGATACCTTCTTCATCAGCTTCGATAGCATCTGACATGTCATCCACTGTTTCTTCTTCAGAAAAATCGTCTTCGTCAATTAGATTCTCATAGATGTCACGACTAGTTTGAACTACGATATCATGGAAGAGTGCTTTTGCCTTATCCTCTTCTTCGTTGATGATATATTCAATCAACTGTTCATACTTTGTACTCATGCGAAGTTACTCCTATAGTAGTATTATAGTAGTATTTAACGGAGGTGCAGATTTACACTGCAAAAAGGAGGTTTTTTGGGTAGTTTTAGTGTGAAAACACTAAAACAAATAACTTTTTGCTATTACATTGACTGTGGTGCGGGCTTATATTGTTGCCTAACGTCTTCTATTTTTTTAGATTTTTCAATTTTTTTAACGTCCCTTATATTCCTGAGCTTATTTAATTGTGCCAATGTGAGCCTGGTCTTACGTAAGTCACTTAGTTTATAAACGCTGTTATCATCGTTATTACTAGGGTAACTTTCGCCTTCATCTTTCTTTAAGAATTCGTTTAGTAACATAATAGTATTATTTATTATTGTCTGACCGGAACCGGACTTGCAGATGCTTCTGGGCCTGCTGGTACGTCTACGTTAGCTTCTGGATTCTCTTCTGGTACCTCTGGAGGAGTCGCTACTTCTAAGTCAGCGTCAATACCTGCTGGCGTAACGCCAACACTACGTAATCCTGCGTCCATACCTGGTACAGCATCTGTACCATTTTCTTCTTTCCAGAGCTCTTCGTTATCACGCATTTCTTCTTCACTAAGACCCAAGAACCGCTGTAACATAAAGCGTTTACTTAAGTAGGGCACTGCTTCTAAATTAGAGAACGCATTAATACGGGTGTTATCTAGCTCTGCTTGTCTGTTTCTACTGAAGTTTTGTGGTTCGTTAAAGTGTAAATCAAATAAACTGTTGTCTATGTTGATGCCACGCCAACGCATAAACATCTTAAACTCTGTGTCAAGTTTTTCGACAACCATGCGCTGTAGACGTTTACAATACTGATTAAACCTCCATTCCTGAATAAGTGCAGTACCTACACGCCCATCGCTTACAGATTGTGAACCATCTTCTGGACCAGTTGGCAAATAACTGCTAGGAATACGTAGGCCTCTAAACAACTTGTTTGTAAAGAAACGCAAGTCGTCGATCTCGCCTAGGTTCTGCCCACCTGGTAGTGTTTCTACTTTAGACCCACGACCTTCTCCGGTCTGTGGGAAGAAATAGTCTTCGTTAATACTGAGTGGATTATATGTGGCATCCATCATGTTAGTGCCGCCACCAGTTTGTGTTGGTATTCTACGTTGATGTATCTCGTTTTTAACACGCTCAACAAATGCCATAGCCATATGTGCTGGCATGTTACCCACATCAACATAAAATACTCTACGCTCTGGGGCTCTTTGTACCCTGTATATAATAATAGCGTCTTCAAGTAGTTCTTTCTGCTTAAAGACTTTAAAAACGTTCTCTAAAATGCTATTTCCAAAGGGCCAATTAACATCTAACCCCTCTGTCAGACTAGTGTGTACAACGTGTTCAGCATTAACAACAGACTCGTTTTGTGCATTAGTAAAACGTGAGCCACCGCTACCATAAGGTGCATTGGGTTGTATGTAAGCACCATTAGGACCACCTACTTGTGGGCGGTTGGTATATACATCGCTGGTGGTAACTGCTGAAACTGTTAAGTTCTGAAAGTTAGGGTTTAGGTCTTTAACAACATACTGCTCTGGTCTTTTGCCGTCGCTTTCGTTAACAATGACCTTAACAATCTTTGACATCTCAACCCAGTACATTTCAAATGTTTCTGGATCTCTAACAAATACCTGGTCACCGTACTTTAACACGTTCCTAAACATCTTAAACATACGTTGGTCTAGTTTGTTTAGACTACACCAGTTTTGCAGTTGTTCTTTAATAATTTTAATTTCGCTATCACTAGGCGTTTCTTTGAATACAAGGTCAAAAGCAGTGTTGTTTTCAATATTCTTCTGAGTACAGAACTCTGCGATAGTGTCTAGAGCCGCATTGACTTCAGAGTCCATGTCCATTTGCTCGTACTGAGAATAACGCTCAACACGATTAGGGTGTCCGATATAAACTTCAGGTAGTTGGCTCTGATAGTTACGGAATCCAGGGGTCGGTTTAGCAGATTCTGAAATGTACCCAGTATCTACGTCATTGCTTATTTTAAAATATTTTTTCCAAGCCATAAGATAATCTTTTTTTATATTATATATTTATAGTAAGTTCGTGTAGAGAGAATTAACTCAATGCTTTAACCATTCGTTGACCAGTTCTATTGCCCTGCTTAAGGGTGTCTAATATTTCACTGTTTAAAGCCACAGACTGTTCCATTAATGATGCTAGGTTGTCATTAGTGGGCGTCTTTAATTCCATACTTTTTAACAGTGCAGTTACGCTCTGATCAAAACCACTTGTGTCTAATGTTACTGGTATAGATTTACCGTCGGGCAGTGGAACAACTGCTTCAGTTCCGTGCAATGTGGCTCTGTAACCGGTATCTGGGCCTTTAGCAATGCCGCCTGTACTAAGGAAATAGGCGGTGTCGTCGACACCGTGATCGGCTGTGTTAGACACTTTGCCCCCATCAGACTTGGAGACGTCGGTTGCTAACAAATATTGTTTGTGCAATTTATCTATCTTCTCTGGAGTAAAGCCGGATCCTAGTACGTCCACAAAGTCATTAGTAAATCCAGTCAGTTTCTGCACCATCTTTGTACGTGATTCTTCCAATGCTTCCGCCAGATCTGAGAACGCTGTAGCTATCTTAAGGGTGTTATCAATCATCGTTATGGAATTGTTTTCTGACTTCACACGCATTGCTTGTTGTCTTGCGTCTTCAGCGGCTATCAGAGCTGTACCACCTTGTTCTGTCAGAACAAGGTTCCGTAATGCTGTGTTAAATTCGTCAACCAACGTGCCTGTTTTGGCAACTGTGTCCCTTGTTGCCACAAAGGTTGCGCCTAGGTCTTGTATAAATGCGTTGTCTGTCAGACCTGCCAGCATTGCTAGGCTACCCGAGGCATCTCTGCCTGCTTTAATTTCGTCTTTTTTCTCGTCAAAAGCCGCACGAGATTGTCTTTGTGCCTCTTCAACACTGCCTGTAAAACCTTTGGTACCGTCAATTGCGTTTTGGCTAGCCTCCCCTAACGCTCGGTTCATCATCATGGTCTTACTGGCTTCTGCTGTTATTACCCTGCCGTACACTGCTTGCTCTATAGCAACTTTTTCAAATGCAGGTCCGTATTCTGCGGCGGCAGTAACTGCTTCTTGTAATGCGGCTGCTTCAGCAAGTTTGCCTTCAATAGTTAACTTTTCAATTTTAGCGGCAAACTGTGCTTGATTAAGTCTTGCTGAACGTTCTGCTTGTTGTTGTTTGGCGTTTTCACCTGTTATAGCTGAGATAGCCGCCAGGTTCTTTTGGTACTTTAATGTTTGTGTGGATAGTTCACCTGTTTCATAGCCTTGCCTACGACCCAGTAAACGCTGGTTGTTTGCGTATTCTGTCATTGCTTCCGCCATGTCATCTTGGCTTAGACCCATTGCAACAAAAGTCGCCCTAGTTGTATTTCCTTCCCTGTTAAGAACACTAAACTCTGTCTGCAATGCAGATGCCGCTCTTGAGGCACCGCCAAACACAGTACTAAGACTTTTTGCATTTGTGGTTAGCATTCTGCTAAATTGGTCACTGGTTAGGCCAGCCTTACCGGCCTCCTGACTAAATTTTTCCACATCCAGTGTTAACGCTCCAAAACTACCAGTTAGGTTCTGCATTGCTTTAAAGCTCTGACCTATAACTTTCATGTTGAGATCGTTATTCGCTTTAACTACGTCCATTCCTGCGGCAACTGCTTTTCCTGTGGCAGTCAATAAACTGCCTATTATAGGTATATCTTTCGCAAGTGCGGCAAATGGCCCTAGAGTTGATTTAACAGCATCTTCAACATACGCAAATTGTTTTGTTATGCCAGTGTTCATGTTAGCGAACACATCTTCTGTATCGTAAATCTGATTTTGAAAACTTAGCATACTTTGTGTTAGACGCATCTGAACACCAATGTAGCCCATTACTGATTGTGCAAGTGCATTGATGCCTGCGGCTAAAGGACTAACTCTTCCTGTTAGTCCTCCGAACGACCTGCCTAAATCAGAGACAGTCTCTTCGGCTGATTCAGCTGTTAGACCCAACCGTTGTAACGCTTGGCCCAACTGTTGTGCAGTTAATCCTGCGGCATTACCACTTCTTGCCATTTCATCAATAGCTGTCCGTAGTCGGTTAAGTTCTTCTGGAGTCATAAATTACCTGGTTAAATATAGTTATATTTATCGAGGAAAAAATGCATGTCAAATCCATTATCAAAGTTCTTTAGACAGCCGTCGCTGTATATTGATTTGCCCAGCGGTGGTAAGTACTGGCCCGCAGGCACCATAGAACTCGACGACAACGGTCAACTGGCAGTTTACCCTATGACAGCTAGGGACGAACTAACACTTAAAACACCAGACGCACTAATGAATGGACAAAGTGTTGTGGACGTTATTAAAAGTTGCTGTCCAGGAATTAAAGACCCTTGGCAGATGCCTGCTATGGATACCGACTTTATTCTTATATCTATAAGAATTGCAAGTTACAGTGAAAACATGGAGTTCTCTGCAACGTGTCCTGAATGTAAAGAAGAGAGTCCGTACGAGCTACACCTACCCACGGTGTTAGATGGAGTTAAGGCTCCCAACTATGCAACACCGTTATACCTAGACGGCATGGAAGTTTATCTAAAACCACAGACTTATAGACAAAATAACGATGCTGGACAGCGTATGTATCAGGAGAAACGTCTCTTAGACACAGTTAACAGTAGTGACTTAGACCAGGAAGCCAAGTTACGACAGTTTAAGGAAATCTTCAAGGACGTTACAAATATCAATCTTGCTAGTGTAGCAACTCATGTGAGTAGTATTGTTACATCAGAAGGCGAAGTTACAGATTTGCGTTTCATCAATGAGTTCCTAGACAATACCCCTAAAAAATCCTGGGACGCTGTACAAAAATATATCACAGAGATCAATGACGTAGGCAAACTGCCAGACAATCAATTAACCTGTGATAGTTGCAGTCACGAATACAAGGTGCCGATTGTGTTTGACTACTCGGCTTTTTTCGAATAAGGCTTTTGACGTTAACTGATCAAGAAGTAGTAGAATATCTAAATAGTTTAGATAAAGAATCAAAAGCCGTAAAAAAAGATCTACTTAAAATGTGCTGGTATATGAGGGGCGGGCTAACCTATGATGAAGCCTTTTACCTGGGCACACATGAGCGTGCAATTATCAACGACATAATTAAAGACAATCTCGAAACCACAAAAAAATCAAAGCTGCCTTTCTTTTAATATGAAACCAATAGTATTTGTAGGGCATAGAAGCAATTTACACGACATCTTGTTAGTATGTAAGGACACCGGGCGTCAAGTAGTAGGACTCCTGGATCAGTATTTTTACGGTAACACCAACGATGTCTGTGGCGTTCCTATAATAGGTGCAGACTCTATGTTAGAGGATAAAGCATTTGTCGAAGATCATGATTTCTTCCTTACGTCATGGTGGGACGGTAATGACAATCTTAAAAATCCAGAACACTCAGGAGATAACTTACGTAAGACACGCATCAAGATGCTAGACGACCTAGGTATCAAGTGTACTAACCTCATGCATCCAGACTGCAAACAGTTAGACAACACCAAAATAGGTCATGGTGTCGTCGCTATGCCGTTCTCAGGCATAAGTCATAATTGTGTTGTGGGAGATTACTCTGTAATTGATTGGTATACGTATATAGGACATGGATGTAAAATAGGCAGGAATGTTATTGTGGGTGCTAGATCAACCCTAGGAGGAGACATTGTCGTCGAGGATAATGTCAGAATCGGACTCAGTGTTACTATAACAGAAGGTCATGAAAGACAAATTACCATACACAAGAACGCTAAGTTATGGGCTGGTGCAGTTGTCTTTGATTCAATTCCAGAAGACTCAAGTTATACACATAACCATCGAGTACTTAGGAGACTTACTACGTAAGTCTATTGTTTTCACTAACGTTCAAACAATCTTTTTTTAAACTTTAAGATTAATAATTGCTTTTACTGGTATCATCTAGATGTGAGCCATACTTCTCCTATTGCTAGGAGAAATAATAGACATCATCTGAGTTTAGTCCATACTAATTAAAAGAGATTTCTTTTCAGAACAGAGGCGGTTGCCCGGTACCCCTTACTCTAGCTTCATGCAACGGTAGTCTGCAAGTCGTAATTAGCCAACTTACAGTTACTCCTAGGTTGTATCTGTTTCACAGAGCCTAGATCATTTAGTTTTTATACTTAAATGCCTGTTTGCCGTCCCGTTCCCAAGTCTATTCTTGGGAGTTCCATGCGTCACCGCAATCACCTCATAGGACACAGAGAAAACACTCTGCATTAGTGGCTAATGTTAAAGTTTAGTTTTTATGTTTAAGTCCTCAATTAAAAGACCTTTTACTGAGTTACCACCAAGTCTAATGTTGATAATACCGTTATAGTTGTTTTCCTTTAACAGTACACCTTCTATAAATTGATAATACGTTTCGCAGTAGTTGGTTTCGCCTCGAGTTTTACAGAGCCTGATTATTTCCCGTGTGAACTTCTCTTTGCCTAGTTTGTCTATGTCTGCCTGTAGATTTTGACTGGATCCCCAATAAGTTTTCCAATCTGTTTCCACTGTTGATCTTCTTTTGTTTTTCTTGCCTTTTAAGGGAGGTCGTTTCTTAATGGTGTGGAAGAACTTCCTACCTATATAATCGTGCCCGTTAGTTGTGTTTGTGATTCGATATACAAAGCCATAATATTCGCCGATGTCTTCTGATTGAAACTCGTTTTCTTTATAAATCCAAGGATAATCATATGCCATTATACTAATTTATCTTCCGTGACTGAGTGACAAAAATATGTTATTTCTTTTATCAATATGCCAATGATCTAATTGTATTATACGGTGTCAACGTCATTATTGTAACTGGTAAATCCATTTTCCTTAACAACGTTCAATACATTATTAACTCGACCAGCTAGTTCGTCTTTGTGTGATATTAACCACACTGCTTTGTTGCCTTCTCTAGCCATCTTTTTAAGTATTGCTAGACTACTCTCAACACCCATACCGTCCATGCCGTGGTCAATAACCTCGTCAATAAACAATACGTTAATAGGCTGATATAAACTTTCCCATACGTCTCGGAAAGCCCAACTTAAACTTAATATAAGTCTATTGCGTTCTCCACGTGATAGGTTATCAAAGTCTAAGTCTCTGCCCAGTTCCTGTATGTCCACGGTTAAGTCGCTTAAGAAGGTTACCTGGTGCGGTAGTCCAATCTTATCTAAGTAATAACTTAGTCTAGCATTTAAGTATGCCAAGTTCTGATCAATAATTGTTTTTCTAATAAAACTGTCTTTGTTGGTTAACAGTTTTAACAAGAAGTCCTGGTGTTCCAGTCTTCTATTGAATTCATTAATTATGTTATAGTTAATCTCTCGTACAGCAGTAGTCTTCATCTCCTGAATTTGCCCTGTATAAAGATTAGACTCCTGTTGCTTTTGCTTAAGTTGTGTTTGTAGCGTGTCGACTTGTTGTTTGTGATTGTACGCATCGTCTATGCTGTCGTAAAACGTTGGAGGACAGTCCTCCAGTTTGCCTACATCTAATAGAGCTTGCTCTAGCGATTGCAAGCCCTGTGCGGCAGTTGCAATATCGTCCTGTAACTCTGCTATGTCTTCCTGTTTACTAACAATTAACTGCTCTTGTTTACTGTCGTGAAACTCTTGACCACAGGTAAAACACTTGTGATCTTGAAGTTGCTCTAGCTCTTTTGTGTACTTTTCTACTTTGCTGTTACCAGCAACAACAGTTTTCTGATTGGCAGTAATAGCAGTGTCTAAGTCTCGAATATTACGGGCATGCTCTTTGTAAGTTACTAGACACCTATGTGCTTCTAACTCTGCTTCAATGTTCACACTCTCAAGCGCAGTTATGGCAGTTTGGAGGTTAACACTATCCTCCTGCTTTTTAGTTTCCCACATTACTGAGCGACGTTCTAATTTAGACACCTGTGTGCCAACATGCTCGTTTGCTTCTTTAACTGCTTTAATTCTAAAGTCCTCTAGTTTAACAGAGTCTTTGACTTCTTTAATTTGTTCCTTGAGAGCGTCTGCTTTTTCACTAAGCATTGTTATGCCCAGCAACTGCTCAATCATCTGACGCTGGTCATTGGCTCGCATGCTTAGGAAAGGCTCAGTGTAAGTGTTTAAGGCAACAACGTGCTTAAACATATCATGACTCATGCCCAGCAGGATCTCTATTTCCTTTTGTGTCTCACGACTGTCGCCCTGTGCAGTGTTGTCATCTTGTTCTGTGTTATTGACGTAGAACCTTAACACGTTAGGTTTGCGACCACGCTCTATACGATATGCGCTACCATCTTTTTCAAAGTCGATGGTAACCACCATATCCTTACCGTTTGTTTTATTGATTAGATTTTCTTTTCTAATCTTTGTCAGTGCTTCACCATATAACGCATAACTTAGTGCGTTAATAATGGTGGTGTTATGTGACAGTATACCGTTAGAGTAGAATCTATGTGCGGGATGATTAACTGTAACATCAAACATGTTCTCTTGGCAAGATTTTTCGTCTACTTTACAAACAACGTCAACACCGTTCTTGGTTATTATTTTAGATTCCCATGGCACGATATCTTTAACAAATATTTCGTTATAGTTATGATCGAACACAATATGGGTATCTGCACAGTCAAGTGTAAGTCCGCTAACTGTCTCGATGTGCCAGGTAGTATACGGGATTGTTTTGTGTATAGTCGATAATGGTTGCCATCCCGAATCGGTTTCGATCTCGAGATTAGTTAGATCAATACTATTGATAAATTTTCTGTTTACGTTTTTAGAAATTGTATGCACTGTTTAATTACTTCCTCTTTATTTTGCTTAAAATCGCTTTCCCATACTACTAATACTTCATACCCTTGGGCTTTAGCAAATTGAATTTTTGCCTTGTCCAATTTCCATTTCTCTTTGGCTATTATTTTAGTTCTTGGGTTTAAAAAATTATCATGGTAGTACAAAGGATTGGAGTGCCAAAAATCGCCATTATACTCAACAATTTTATTATTATACATTATATCATACACAAATTGTTTTTTATTTTTTTGAAATAATGTAAATTGCGTGTCTACTGTTATTCCTAATAATGATAGATGTTCGACAATTATTTTTTCAGCATTTGAGACTGATATTCCTTTTGACATTTTAGATCGATTTATTCTTGCTTTTTCCTTGTCTGTCTTTGCATTTAGCGTTGCCTGCCACCTATCTTGCCTGTCTTGCCATATTTCAAGACCAGACTCTTCACCATATTTTTTAATACATATATCTTTTGAAAAGTATTTTTGAGAATTAGATAACATAGCCGCCGCTTCTTCTAACGTAGCACCTCTGCTGGTATAATACTCAATACATCGCTTAGAGGTAACCCTGCGAACCTCACTTGTTGCCGACGCACTGGCACCTTTCTTGTTGTTGCTTTCTTTGGCGCCAGCGGCAAAATCTCGTGCATCGCTGTTACTGTATCCTTTTTTGATCCAGTATTCTTTTTTAATGGGTCTACGAGAGTTCCGTTCGAAGTCTGCTTCGTCTACCGAATAGTGCTTGTTTGTTGCAGGATTAATTTTTTCTAGCCAGAATTCCCGGCTGTATACGCTTTTGCAGTTTTTCTGTTTATTTTCTTTAGCTTTTACATAAGCTTCGTTTGTACTCCATCCTCTTAGTAACCAATAATTTCTAGTATGTCTAGAGTCAGAAGTAACGAGTCCTAATCTGGTTCGTACATATTTTTCTATTTCTTTTTTAGAGTTCTTGACATTAGCCTGTATTATGCAGGCAAGTAAAGTTTGGTATGTATTGGGTTCTATATTTTTGATAACAGTTTCCATTACTTGTGTGCAGTTATCATTTAGGCTGTTGTCCCACCGCGGCATTATACAATTCTCCCATAGTAAGTTCTGTTACTTCGCCGGTTTCTGTATTTCGAACTTTTACTAATGTATTTATACAAAGACACTTGCCTGTACCATTACGTGCGCCTGTGTCATCACCACCTAGGTCTAAATTCTGCCCCAGTACAAGTGTTAGGTCATTTCTGTCAAACCGAATACCCTGAGTGCTGTTTCCAACGCTCATAAAATTTTTCACACTAATATCAGTAATCTTGAACATAGGTTTGTATTATACTATAAATTTTGGTAGATGTCTAACAATAACTTCTTGTCAAACTGATTGCTGTCAATAGCTGTGATCTGATTTGTTACGATTTGATCTACACTTTTAAACTCTATCCGCACAGCGGTAGTGGCTTGATTGCTGTGTTCGTTCTTTTTAGGCAGTAACGTAATCTCACGTAGTTTGTGTGTGCCTACAAAGGTGTCTTTAATAAAATTTGCTTCTTCGTAACTGATCTCAATATCTAAGTTAACCCTAACATGCATGTTAGGTCTTAGTAATGTGTCTGCATGATCTATTATTTGACTAAGGTCAAACACACGGTAACTAGGTTGATCGGGCCAACTGATAAATTCCTTCTCACCTGACCAGTCCAGTATCATTAAACCACGATCATCATCTCCTGCATCTGCATAGTTGTGAGGGAAGGCATTGCCTGTGTATGTGATATTGCCTTGTGTTTGACGTTTGTGGAAGTGTCCACTAAACACATGCTCTATGCCACCAAAGTGTTCATTTTTTATCTCACCATGATCTGGCATCTGTATCATAGCATTCATATAAAAATTAGGCAACTCAAAATGTCCAAACATAAACTTGCCAGACATCTTAGGTATCTTTTTATGCTCGTCACCTACTAACCAAGGCACAATTACAATATCATCTTCATTATAAAAGTCATTGACTATTTGAATATTAGGGATATGTTTAGCCCACTCTGCTGACTGCACCTCACGTTTGTCTCTGTAGTACAAGTCGTGATTGCCAGGGATAAACAACACTCGGTTAAACGCCTTGCCTAAACGTTCTAGGGCTTTAAGACTGTAGTTAAGTGTAACAATGTTTATACTTGCACGATTATTATGCCAGTCTCCCATCATTATACAGGTATCACATTCTTTTTCTTTTGCTGTTTTAATAACCCAGTCAACAAAGTTTAAACAGTCATCATTGTGCAACTGACTGTTAGACTTTAATCCAAAGTGTATATCCGTAAATACTGCGGCTCGTTTAAATGCAGGCATGCTATAATTTTACAGCATCTAGGACAAATGTCAAGAGTTAAGTTTACCAGGATGATTACGTCCTTCTTCTCGTTCCCAGACCTCTGCGTTCTGTCTAGTAGAACTAGGCGTAAAGTTATTCATCTCTAGTATGTCATCACGTATGCTCTGAACTTTCTTTTCGATGTGCAATACTCTGGTAAAACTGTTTGTAATAGCGGCAGTGTAGTAAGCAAAAGGATTTTGTGACTTAGACTCGTCAAACTGTAACCCTATTTGTGCTAACTGTAGCAATGCCTGGCTACGCATCTCGTCATTGTATGTGTATCCACGCCAGTTACTACGAGTAGCATAACGCTCGCACAGTTTCATAAACATGTGTGCTAGTTTGTTGGTCATGGTGCCGTGCTCTTTGCAAAACTCACCTGTGTCTAACTCACCCTTCCAATGACTCTTACCCACCAAATAAGGCTCGCATTCTTCGTTAATTTTGTAATGAAAGAACGGTGGGAAGTTTAATTTAAGATACTTTGCACGAAATTTTTTAGCTCTTTTAGCTGGATCTGGTTCGTACTCTTCAACTACTTCTACTTCGTCTTCATCGACAGTCTCTCCCTTGCTCAAAGATTTTTTAGGTTCCTTAAGCGGGATATGTTCAAAAGTCATAACTCTAAATATCAAATCAGTAACAGGAATACTACCGGCCTTTATTTTAAATTCGTCTAATTTAACCTTTGTCTTGGGATCTGCTGCCTGTGCCGCTTCAACCGCAAGTTTTGATAGACGGTCAGCACGTAGTTTAAGTGCTTCTTTAATGTTTGTTTTATGAATTTTATCTACGTTAAGTAGGATCATGTCATAATCTGCAATACTGGGATCGCTAAAATAACAGTAGGTATTCTTTGATTTGTGTATTTCTTTTAATATGTCTTTGTTATTAAGATAATTCTTTTTGCGCATGTTATTATTTACCTTCTTTATATTAGCATATTATAACACCAATAAATACATAATGCAAAGGAAACCCCATGCCATTTAAGAATTTTTTGTCCAACTTAACCAATAAATCCAACGGGATAACTGGCCAAGCACAGGACATAGCCAAAAAGGCCACAGAATTAATTAGTAACCCCAGTCTATCAAGACTAAACATTAACAATCTTATGCCTGGGGGGAAAAGAAAGCGGTCAGACAGCTTGCCAGAAGTATTCTTTGGTAGTATTCAGGGCGGTAATCTAGCCGCAGAAAATGACTGGAAAGTCAAAGTAACTGCTCCTCTAGCAGGTCCCTTTGATTTTAGTACAGGCCCAATGAGTGCATTATCTGAAGCCAACGGAGTGGTTTTTCCTTTTACTCCTAATATTGCTGTAACACACAATGCAAGTTACGGGTCACTGACACCCACACACAGCAACTTCCCTAGCTACTTTTACAATAACAGTGAGGTAGGTGCTATCAGCATTAGTGCAGATTTCACTGCACAGACAGAAGATCAGGCACGGTATGTTTTAGGCATGATATGGTTTTTTAGATCAGCAACCAAGATGTTCTACGGTGGACCTAATTCAGGCAACCCGCCTCCAATCGTTTATATAGATGGATACGGTGATTATTATCTGCCTCATGTTTCTTGTGTAGTAACTAACTTTACTCACACAATGCCTAGCAACACAGACTATATAGAATGCACAGTACAGCCTGGGTTAACAACTAATACTCTTGTGTTAGGCAGTATATTACCGCCGCAATTGCAGGCATTACAAACAGGATTAGCCACGAGCACAAGCACAATTACTAATCAACTTGGCGCACAATTCCAAACACCCGGACAAGTCAGACGGGTACAGTCCTCTAGCAAGCGAGCCAGGATCCCAACAAAGTCGTCGATACAAGTAAGTCTACAGCCGGTATACAGTAGAAGCACTATAGCTAACAAGTTTACCTGGGAAGATTTTAGTAAGGGCTCACTGCTTAAAGGCAATGGAGGATTCTTATAATGTCTGTCACCTATAAAAGATCAAGTCCTTACTTCAATACCAATGTTGTCAACAACAAGTATTTGGACGTACTAAACTACAGGAAGATCCCAGCAAACCGTGGTGATATAGAATACATGATTACAGAAACCTACAAGTACAGACCAGATTTAATGGCGTTTGACTTGTATCAGGATGTTAATTTATGGTGGGTGTTTATGGCACGTAACCCTAATACACTACGTGATCCTATTTTTGATTTTGCCACTGGCACAACAATCTATATTCCCAACAAAGACACTGTTAACAGTGCATTAGGACTCTAAGACATGGCTGATGGATTAAGTGCCGCTCAACAGCGTAGGTTAAATCCAAACGTTACCACATCTACGTCAGGCGCAGGTATAGCAGGCAGTAACGGTGGCAATATAGGACCCGTTGGGCTAGCTAATCAGGCTGATGCGCAACCACCTAAAGAGCCTCGGGCACCGTCACCATTTAACCTAGCGGGTGGTATAATACCTGCGGACCTTGGCAGTGCAGTAAACCTTGTAAGCAAGTTTGATCCTGCAGGCGTATTTGATCACGGTGACAAAAACCTAGTTACCCAACAAGGCACTAGTGGAATAAGAAAAAACCCACTTAACGAGTTTTTAAATTACACATATAATATTAAACTGGGTGTAATGACTCCTGACATGTTGAACGCATTTAATGACGGCGACTATGACTCTTTAGATCAAAACATAATGATAGCGTCTGGTGGTATCCTAAAAGAACGCCGAGCCGCATATTTTGATGTTGACTTCTACATTGACGATTTAGATCTGAATAGTATAATTGGACTTAACAAAGTCACTGGTGGTTCAAATGCAACATCAATTAATTTTACTATTACAGAGCCCGGCGGTCTTACGTTTTTTAATAGGTTACTGGCTTTATGTCAGGATATGGGCATAAAGAACTATCTAGATGTGCCCTATTCTCTATCTATACAGTTTAAAGGATATGATAATATAGAAGACAGCAATACCTTTAAAGAAAGTAGTGTGCCTTTTATTACTCCTATTAAATTTACAGAAATACAACACAGAGTAAGCAAGTCAGGTGGTGAGTACGATGTGCAAGCAGTTGCATATAGCGACAGTGCCTTGTTTAGTAATGAGTGTAGCATACACGAAAACTTCAGCAGTAAAAGCAAGACTGTGGGAGATTTCTTTAACGATTTAACAGAATTCTATAACAACTACTACAAGGTATCTCTGGAAAAACAAAAGAAAGCAGATCCTGATATTGTTGCTGGCGACAATTTTTGCCACACAATAAAATTTGAGATAGACGACGAAATAAAAAACGCCCCCATTAAGTTTAACAACGATGTTAAGTCTGCTGACAAAACATCTATGGTGCCCACACCGCAAGGCGCATTTGATGTAACAGCGAGTCATGCATTTATTGACGCACAGAAAAAGATACCGTCAGGGGATATAAAAATTGATTTTAGTGCTGGCACAAATATTATTAAGATGATTAACACAATAATTATACAACAGAGTAGTTACATAAAGTCTCAGAAATTAAGTCCAGAAAATATTAACAAGATAGGGAATATGACTGATCCCAAAGTCAAGCAGGCGGCATTAGAAAAACTATCTGAAGACGTTGGAAAGCCATTAAGTTGGTTTAGGACAAGAAATAAAAAAACAATTAAACAGTTTAACGTTAGTCTACAGAAGTATGCCAGGGAAAACACCTTTGTGATATCAAAGTATAACGTCTCTAATAGAACTGTTGCATCCTATCCGGGTTGGGGAGAAACTAAACCGGTTAAGCGTTACGACTATATCTTTACAGGAAAAAACGATTCTGTAATAGACTTTAATATAAAGTTTGATGCTTTGTATTATCAGCAAGTATTGGGCAATCCTGCCAAATATGTATTGGCATCTGGCGAGGTTACTCGTTCTGGTGACACTGGAAATAGAGTATCGAAAACAGATGCTGGTGATTCACAAACAACTAGTGGTATCCAGCCACAGCAGTCAGAGAACACAAATGCTGATATTGAAAGTGGACAGGCTACGGAATCCAGTGATTACGAACAACAGGACGACAGAGTACTAATTAACAATCAGTATACAAACTCCATGGGAGACATGGTGGAAGTTAAGTTAACTATTATAGGGGATCCTGACTTTTTGGTAGGATACAACGAAAATGTTATTGCAGGTAATAGTTTAAACATCTTAAACTCTGAAGACGAACTTACCTGTCTTATAAATTATAAGAGCCCACAGGACTGGGACGAAAATACTGGAATGTTAGTAAAATCTAATAACCCAGCATATTTTGACAGTGCGTATAGCGGAGTGTACAAGATTATTGAAGTCAACAGCAACTTTAGTGGTGGTCAGTTCACACAGGTACTAACTACCGTTAGGTTGTTTAATCAGCCTGGACTAGGCACAGAACCTAAGAAATCAGGCGGTAACGTAACCAGTATAGGAAGCACAATTGCTGGAAGCCTAAGCTCTTTTAGTCCTGGTACTAGTGTGTTTACGGGGTTAGCGGCCAATATGCCTGCGTTGCAGTCTGACGCAGACAATTTGTCTGCAGGAATACCAGGCATACAGTCAAACATAGTTACATCTAACGGATCCAGTGTGTTTACGGGGTTAGCGGCCAACACAAACGCCCGTGCCCCTGCCACACAAACAGCCTCTCAAAACCAGACTGCTCTGACCAAAGCACAAACCCGTGCAATTCAGACTGGCAGTTTTAAAACAGGATTTAATCAATAATGGCGGTTAATAACACAGAAAAATTTGCAAGTATAAAAAATCTTCAGTCGGTACATTCCGGAGATTTAATTAGTGCTGGGCCCTGGATAGGAGTTATAAAGAATAACATAGATTATTCTAGAAACGGCAGACTTCAGGTTTACATACCATCATTGGGCAGTGTTAATCCCGAGGATCCCACCGGCTGGGTAATTTGCCAGTACCTAAGTCCTTTTATGGGCTTTACAAACATGAACGCATCGGAAGAAGGCAAGAGATACGACAAAACACAACAGAGCTACGGCTTCTGGATGGTGCCGCCTGATATAGGTGTTAGGGTTATGATTATCTTCGCTGAACATGATATTAACAAGGCATACTGGATAGGTTGCATTCCTGAACCCCTTAAGAACCACATGGTACCTAGTATAGGTTCTAGAAGCTATAATGACCAGAACGGTAGTGTAGTTAACTTTGGTGCTGAGTACCAGAGCGATCTGATGATACCAGCTTTTCAGGAAAGTCTAACACAGTGGTTTACTGAAAACCCCAGTGACCTAGAAGGAATCAAGTTTCCTGTAGGTGAAGTGCAATTTAAAACACAGAATCAAGATGGTGCCGGTAACGGAGAAGAGTCTGTGATGGAAACATTCTATGGTTCAACTAGGGGCATTCACGAAGACCTGTACAAACAGTTTATTGTACAAGGAATACAGAACGATAAAGACCGTGGACCTATTACTAGTAGCGCACAGAGAGATACCCCTAGTCAGGTATTTGGTTTTAGCACTCCTGGCAGAACCCGTAAAGACATAGCCCAAGACGCTACCCTTGTTAGAAAATTAAAAGCAGGAACTGCCGAATCAGACGAAGTTAAAGATTACGTAAACAAAGGCAACAAAGCAAGGCGAGGCGGTCACAGCCTTACTATGGATGATGGCGATGTAGCAGGACAAAACAACCTTGTGCGAATCAGATCAAGTCGTGGTCATCAGATCACCATGCATGACACAGAAGAGTTTATACATATACAGCATGCTAACGGTCTAGCCTGGATAGAGATAGACGCTGTCGGACAGATAACAATCTTTAGTAATAACAGTCTAAACATTAGAACAGGTCTAGACCTTAACTTACGTGCAGATAACAACATTAATCTAGAAGCAGGCAATGAAGTAAACATACGTGGTAAGAACAAAATTAAGACAGAAACTACTGATATGTATATGAAGAGTCTAAAAACCACACGAATGCATCAGGGCGAGGACTTTACTATGCTTACTGATGGTTCTATTGCATTAAATTCAACGACGTCAAGTGGTTGGAACTGTGCCGCCACTCTTAATTACCAGGGATCCACTATAAATCTTAATAGTGGCCCAGCCCCAAGCAGTCCTGTTGTAGAAAAGTTGCCTAAAGAAAAGTACACAGATGTAGTTAATAGCGATGGTGTTATCTGGCAGGAAGAAAAAGAGCCCAGTATAGAGTCTATATTAAATTGGGTACCTACACACGAACCATACCCTCGCAGAATTAACCCTAAGACACCAGAGCAAATTGCTAGATTTTACAGGAATCTATTATAATGGCTTTAACAGAAGAGGCAGATGTTCTTTTTAATGATCCCAAACTAGATAGCAAGGTAACAAAGGGATTTGATAAAATAAAAAACTTTAAGGGTTTCGATAGCATTACTGCCAAACTTTCTGGACAACTTGCAACATTAGAGGTTCCCGAAGAAGGGTTTGACCAACTTAATGAAGTATTAGCTGATGGCATAGACTTGCCAGATGATCTCGCCAGTAAATTTCAACAGTCCATAGACCAGCTTAATAAGGATGGTGGTTTACAGGAGCTCGGTAACTTGAATGCGGGGCAACTAGACGGACTAACAACAGAACTTGCAAACTTCAACACCGGTTTTGCCGAAGGCAGATATAACACAGACGTCGACGGACTATTAGGAAAGTTTAAAATGGATCCTAGTATGTTACAAGAGGCTGGAATGCTTCAGTCTGGAGTAGGTGATAAGTTTAGATTAGGACAGTTATCCGCCTCTGAAATAGTAAACAACCCGTCGAGCTGGAAGGGAGGAAGCATGCCAGGAAACAAGGCTGGTTTTCTGAATAACCCTAAAGCTCAGGAAACAGGATTTAAGAATGCATTGTCAGGATTTTTTAACAAAATGCAGTCCAACGGTGGCATAAAACCTACTGATACTGCCGAACTACAAGGGGCAATGATGGCAGTAAGTACTAAGTTGGGACCAGCGGCCGCTAAACAGTGGCGTACAGTCGCACAGCCAGGAAACACATCAAACAAATTAGCAGACTCGTTAGCACAACATGGTGCTTACGGTATAAGCGTATTAGGAGTTAAGAAATGATAACATATAAAGGGTTCAGCACAGTAAATAATACTAGAAAGATTCGCTACACTGATTTTGAATTAGCAAAACAGGATCTAATCAACCACTTTCATATAAGAAAAGGTGAGAAGTTGCATAATCCAAATTTTGGTAGTAATCTCTGGAGTATTGTATTTGACCCACTTACTGACACAACTAAACAGGCAATTATAGATGATATACGGGCTATTGCAAGTTACGACCCCAGAATAGCTGTAAACAGTGTAAACGTAGTAGAGTATGAGCAAGGAGTGCAGGTAGAGTTAGATTTATCCTACCTAGCAGAGGACATTACAGAGTCTCTGCTACTGCAATTTGATCAGGAATCTCAAGGTCTTAGCGTAGGCAACTTATAAAAGTAGCACATTTTAATTGCAATAAATACTTAAAGGTATACTTAATATGGCGATAAACGAACGACAAGTAGGGCTTTTAGCCGCAGAAGACTGGAAAAAAGTCTATCAAAGTTTCAGGGAGGCAGACTTCCAGAGTTACGATTTCTCGACTCTGCGAAAGTCTATGATTGACTATCTACAACTTTACTATCCTGAAGACTTCAATGATTTTACTGAATCAAGTGAGTACATCGCTCTAATAGATTTAATTGCATACATGGGACAAAGTCTAGCATTTAGAGCAGACTTAAACTCCCGTGAAAACTTTATTGATACTGCTGAGCGCAGAGACAGTATTCTGCGACTAGCACGGCTAGTTAGCTATAACCCTAAGCGCAGTATACCAGGCAGCGGATTCCTGAAATTTCAGGCTCTAAGTACTACAGAAACTCTCAGAGATGGCACTGGAAAAAATATCAGCAACACAGTAATTAACTGGAACGATACTTCTAACCCAGACTGGGAAGAACAATGAACAGTATTTTAAATTCCGCAATGATTACTGGACAAAAGGTAGGCAAAGCTGGTAACAGTCAGACGCTGAACAAAGTTAAAACACAGGAGTACACGTTACAGATAGATAACGCATCTCTCAGTGTGTTTCCGTTTCAGAAGACAATAGACGGCACTAAAACAAATTTTGAGTTGGTGAGTCCTACCACACTTAACCAGCAATATGTATACGAAGAAAATGTAGCACCTGACGGCACATTCCAGGTTCTCTACAAGAACGATAACCTAGGCAATGCCAGTAACACAACAGGTTACTTCTTCTACTTTAAACAAGGTTCATTAAACAGCATTGACTTAAACTTTGAAGAAAGTTTATCTAATAGAGTTGCAAATATTAATATTAACAACATAAACAACACTGATGTTTGGTTGTATAGTCTAGACGACAACAACAATGAGGTAGATTTGTGGTCAGCAGTGCCCAGTGTTGCTAGTGCTAACGTAATTTACAACTCTGACACATCAGCAAGTCGCAATGCCTATCAGGTTACTACAAGACAGAATGACCAAACAAACTTGGTATTTGGTGATGGTGCATTTGCTAATATTCCTCAGGGAAAATTCAGATTATACTATCGTGTGTCAAACGGACTAACATATCAGATCACACCTAACGATCTGCAAGCCATCAGTTTTAATATTGCATATCTAAGCAAATTAAACAGAATTGAGACGTTGTCGGTAACTGCCAGTTTACAGTATACTGTGACAAATGCTACCGCAAGAGAAACTGCTGATGACATTAGACTTAAAGCACCACAACAGTATTACACACAGAACAGAATGGTTAATGGAGAGGATTATAACATATTCCCATTTACCAGTTTTAGTGACCTAGTTAAAGTTAAAGCAGTTAACAGAACATCATCAGGCATAAGCAGGTTTTTAGATGTTGCAGACACTTCTGGCAGATACAGCAGTACAAATATATTCTGCGAAGACGGGCTACTCTATAGAAAAGAAGCAAATAAGACTTTTGCATTTGACTTTGTTACAGTAGCAGATATTCAGAACACATTTAACAATCAGGTTAATCCAGCTCTTGCTGAACGAGAAACTTTACATTTTTACTACGACAAATTTAATAGATATACTGTGGCAAGTCTCAGTTGGCAACAAAGCACAGTTGCTACCAACGCAAGTACAGGTTATTTTGTAAATGCCGCAGGTGACTCACAGAACATAGGTAGTTATGTTGGTGACAACAGAAAGTATCTTACTGAAAACAGTCTTGTTAAGTTTGATGCACCAAGTGGCAAATATTTTACAGCGGGCAACTTGTTAAAAACAGGATCACCGACACTGCCAGGAGATAGAACAACAATATGGGGATCGATCTCAGACGTAGTTACTGATGGCACCAACGGAGGCCTAGGTAACCTAGAGAACGGCAATGGTCCTGTAACATTAAATGACATTGTGCCTACAGGCGCAGAAATGTCACAGATTATCCCAACATATTCTAATACTCCAAGTGCTACAGTGCAAACCGCAATGATAGCACTGATAAAAGTTTACGATGAGTTTGGACTAGGGTATGAACAAGGCACACGCACGTGGTATATTATTGCAGATGCCGATTTAGACCTAGTAAACGATTTTAGTCTAACAAATGCCAAGAACACAACAAGCGCCAGTTTAGATGCTAGTTGGTTAATGCATTTTAAGGCAACTAATCAGGTGTACACATCAACTTATAGAAACTTAGAATACCTTTATGAGTCAGAAGGCGAGACAAACTTTTACGTTGATGACAACGTAAAAATATATGATCCTAGACAAGGTAGAATTATTCGAGATAACATCAAGGTACTAAAGACAAACTCTCAACCAGACTCCAGTGACTCGTTTACTATAGATACTAGCCTACAAGTATATAAATCTGTTCTTGAGGCTGATGGTTACATAAACACAAAGAGAGTTCGGATAAGTTTTACTGACAGAGATGATGATGGTATTGCTGATGATCCAGACTTTTTTGAAACGCTGGTGTCACCAGATACAAATCCTAACAATAAGTTAGTATTCTTTAAGCCATCAACTGATCAGTACAGCTTTAACGATGTTACTCCTTTAACCACAGGAACTGTAAGCACTGAGTTTACTGCCTTAGATGAATTAGAGGCAAACAAGAATGATTACCCTACCGGGCAAATATTCTTTACAACTACTACAAAGTTATTCTATCAGGCCAGTCTAGTTAATAATGTCAAGGTAGTTAATAGTCTGTCAGGATACCTGTATTATACAGGTAGACAAGGATTCTACTTCCAGTACAGACACAATGCACCAGGATACAAGCGTATTGATCCTAATCCAAGTAATATTATTGATTTATTTTTACTCACAAACGACCACAACGATAACTTTAGACTGTGGGCTAGAGACACCACAGCAAGGATAGTTCAGCCAACAAGGCCTACATCTGAAAGCCTGAGACTAAATTACGCAACTTTAGAGAACTTTAAAAGTATATCAGACACAATTATCTATAACAGTGCTAAATTTAAACCACTGTTTGGAATAAAGGCAGATAACGGGTTAAGAGCAACATTTAAGGTTGTAAAAAACCCTAACGTAAATATCAGCGACAGTGAAATAAGAGTACAGGTTGTTACAGCTTTAGATGAATATTTTGCGTTGGAGAACTGGGACTTTGGAGAGTCATTCTACTTTAGTGAGCTTAGTGCTTATCTACATGCAGAACTAGTACCCAATGTAGCAAGCATTGTGATTGTACCGGACAACAGCAATTACGGAAATTTACAGCAGATCTCATGTAATGCAGATGAGATTTTTATAAGCGTGGCAACAGTTGATCAGGTAGCAATTGTGCCAAGTTTAACAGCATCCAATTTAAAGTTAGGTTAATACATGGCAGTTAGAACATTAGATCTTTTACCAGCAGTATTTAGAACTAGCAAGAATCAAAAGTTTTTAAATGCCACACTGGAACAGGCAACGTCAGAAACCGATCTTGCGAGAGTCAATGGTTTTGTGGGTCGAAAATTTACTCCTACGTTTCGGTCAACGGATAACTATCTACCTGAACCAACAACGGACAGAGAAAATTATCAGTTCGAACCTAGTACAGTTGTAAAAAATGATCAGGGCGAAGTAATCTTTGTTAATACGTACATTGATTTATTACAGGGCATAGGCTTCCACGGTGGCCTAACTAACAACCATGATAGATTATTTTCTGCAGAAGCATATACATTTACCGGAGAAATAGACTTAGACAAGTTTGTAAACTTCTCTCAGTATTACTGGTTACCAAGTGGTCCAGATAGTGTAGACATCCGTACAACGAGTGTTGCTACTAGCGAAACCTATAGGATAACTCGTAGTCCACATTTAAGTGAATATTCTTTTGCTGATTCAGGTGATGTAGCTACCTCTATCGGTATAGGTGGTACCCCAACAATATATCTTGCAAGAGGCGGTAGTTACACTTTTAATGTGTCTCAGACTGGTATTCCTTTCTGGATACAGTCTGAAATAGGCACGACAGGAGTTAGAGTAGCCCAGAGTAACATAAGCTCACGTGAGGTATTAGGCGTAGGAAATAACGGAGACGACTTTGGTAGTATCACATTTAATGTGCCGCTTAAAGACTCTCAGAATTTCTACCTAAACATGACAACGCTTCAGGAAGTGGATCTTGCTACTGACTTAGATTTTAATAAGGTACACAACCAGTTACTCAGCACAGTATTGGCAACATATGGTGGCATAGACGGTCAACGAAGTTTAGATGCCAAGACTGTAATTTTCTCCAGTCAAGATGGTTGGTTATTTGGTGGAGTATTTGACAAAGATGGTGAAAACTACGATGCTAACCTGTACGATGCAGGTTACGAACCAACAGATGCTCAGAAGTGGGGTATATGGCGTGTAAAATATATGGGAAATGTAAGCGACCCTATAGTTACGCTAGTCCCTCTCAGAGAGATTCTAACTAACAATAAAGTGTTAGTTAGAGAAGGCTTAGAATACGGAAACAAGGAATTTTATAAAGCGAATTCAGGTTACCTAGAGGAAGTACCTATAATAACAGCAATACTTGACACACTATATTATCAGGACGGGGTTGATGGAGAACGTTACGGTACTATAAAACTTGTGGAACCCACAGCAATTGCCAATATTAATGTTGATGCTGACATATTAGGCAAAACAGTATATACGTCTGCAAGCGGCGTCGTCTTCACTAACGGTCTTAAAGTAAGGTTTGATTCAGGGGTAATACCCGTAGCATATCAAAACAAATTATATTACGTTGAAGGTGTAGGCAGTGGTATTACACTTACAGACGTAGGAACTCTTGTTACTCCAGAAACCTATACAGTTGATGAGAGCGTGGGCTTCGATTTAGAACTATACGATTCTACCGGTTACGAAGCAACGGCAAACGCACCCACATCACAGGATTATATTGTATCACAACGAGATAGTTTAGATGGCAATGCCTGGGCACGTGGAAATAGATGGTTCCACATTGATGCTATTAATGCAACTGCCACATACAATAACTTTACGCCTACAATAGATCAGACAAAACGTGGCAAGAGACCTATTATCGAGTTTAATCCAAATTTAGAGATGTACAACTTTGGTAAGGTTGCAAAGGCTCCTGTAGACATAATTGACACTTCAACATTAGATGCATTTACACTGGTAGAAGGTTCTGCAAGTTATGTGTCAGATGGTATTGACCTTGCAGGTGGACAGCGCATAGTATTTGCGGCTGATAGTGACGATGACGTTCGTAATAAGGTTTATGAAGTTTTAATTATCGATCCACAAAACGATGGGTCGTTACAGATTCATTTAACTCCTACAGTCGATACTGCTGTACAAGCATATGAAACTGTGGTGGTAAAACTAGGAACACAGAACCAAGGTAAGCAGTTTTGGTTCAATGGAACAAACTGGATTTCAGGACAACAAAAAACATCAACAAATGTTGAACCTCTTTTTAATATATACGATTCAGCTGGTAATAGTTTTTCAGATACAACAGCATATCCTGGAACAGACTTTAAAGGCACAAAGATTTTCTCCTACAGACGTGGTACAGGTACTTTAGATCAGTACTTGGGGTTCCCACTAAGTTACAGGAATTTCCAGAGTGTTGGTGATATTTTATACGATAACAACTTTGCATCAGATAATTTTAGAACTACTGCGAGTAGTACTAATGCGGTTAATAACGGATTTCTCCACAGTAACAGTAGTCTGACAGCTTTTACCTCTAAGAACACTTGGGAAAAGACATTATCCGATACCAGACAGTTTCAGGTATACAGTTATGAGTACAAAGCATCTAACAAGTTCTTGTACCCTGCGACTGAAATTACATCAGTACAACGCCAGACACTTAAAGTGTATGTTGGTAGTGTTTTGTTAGGTGAAAGTCAATACAGTAAAGTAACTATCAGCAACCAACAATATATTGAGATATCAACCACTGTAGATTTAACTGACAAAACAGTTACAATATTAACTCTTGACAATAGCGTACTTGCTAATGCGTATTATCAGATACCGACCAACTTGGATTATAATAGTGTTAATGCTAATTTTAACAATGTTACGTTAGGACAACTGCGTAACCACTTCCAAACAAGTTTTGAAAATACGCTGAATGTTTCCGGAGTGTTTCCTGGAAGAAATAACTCCAGAGATATTAACGCTAAACAAAGTCAGGGAAGTATACTACAACACACATCTGGGCTACCTTACGCAATGTTGTTTACTGGTGATAAACAGACAAACTTCTTTGACAGTTTAGATCTTGCCGCTAGGGAATACTCTAACTTTAAAAATAAGTTTATTGAGGCGTCATTTACGCTGTCAGGTTTAGAACAACTATCCACTGACAAAGCGGTAGATGCCATAATAACAAGTATTAACGAAGCAAAAACAGACACATTCCCTTGGTACTACTCAGATATGATTCCTGCTGGAAGCACGTACACAGAGTTTACAGAAACCTGGCGGGCTGGCAACAGTAAGTCCATAAGGACAACATACACTAATAAAATGGATACTCCTAGTCAGGTGTCTGTGCTGGTGTTTAATGGTACCACACAACTATTAAGATATAAGGACTATAACATAAGCAGTGATGGATTGTTTGTTGAATTTACCGCAGACTATACTCCTGCTCATAATGATGTTATAACAATTAGAGAGTACACCAGCACTAACGGAAGTTTTGTTCCTGAAACACCCACCAAGATGGGAATGTATCCTAGTTATCAGCCTAGATTACTGACAGATAGTACATACAGAACAACAACTACATTTGTTATTGGACATGACGGTAGTTACACCCCTAGCTTTGGTGACTCAAGAGACGACCTACTGCTAGAATTAGAAAAAAGAATATACAACAACATAAAAGTAAGATACCAAAAGTCTAGACTAGACTTACATGATGTGTTCCCAGGACAATTTAGAACAACTGAGTACTCAAGAGCAGAATGCGTAGGGATCTTGGGACAGGAGTTTTCTAGGTGGGCAGGCAATAATGTAATTGATTTTGCTAACCAGGACTTCTTTAACAACTCTGATCCTTTTACTTACAACTGGAGTCAAAGTTCTAGTGCGGTAGACGGTGTGTTATTGCCAGGTTTCTGGCGTGGTGTTTATAGGCACTATTACGATACTGATACTCCTCACTTGACTCCCTGGGAGTGCCTGGGTCTTGCAGAAGAGCCAAGTTGGTGGGCTGCCGCATACGGTACCGCACCTTTCTCTTCAGGTAACCTAGTACTCTGGGACGACTTAGAAACAGGATATATTAAAGAACCAGGTAATACTCGAATCGATACTCGCTATGCACGACCTGGAGTAACAAAATTTATTCCTGTAAATGTTTACGGTGAATTAAAAGCACCTAACGAGTTTTTAATTAGAAGTTTTAACGGTACATATATACAAAAAACATTTGTAGCGGGAGACGAGGCGCCT